ACGATTGAAAGACGACAATGTGGCACTAGGACTTAGATTAAAGAATGGAAGTTTTAGGGTTAGGACTAGTAAGCATTGGTACAAGGAATTAGAAATTAACGATAAAACATTAGAAAAGGAAAGCCAATATGAGATGGAATATCAGAACTAATAAGATAAAGATTGGGCTTATCCAGTTTTATAACTGGGTTCGTTCATTCTTTACTGGAGCAGTAGGTGGTAAAATAGGCAAGACATTTATAGTTAGAAAAAATAAAGATAGGTGATTACGACTATTATACATGATGTTTTTGGTACTAAGACAATCAAAGACGAAGAGGGTAATGAGATGGAAGAAAGTTACGTAATTAAAGAGAACGTAGAATCTCCATTCTTTATAAATGAGTTCAGTATAACTGCAGCTACACCCAAGCACAATAAGAAAGGTAACAAATATAAAAAACAATTAATTATAATAACGTCAGACGATAGTTATGTCATTAAGGAAACATTTAATGATTTAATGAAACTTATAGAGAAGGGAGCGCCTGGTAGGGTAGGATTTAAAACAACATGAGTGAAAAGGAAAGAATAAAAAAAGTATTATCTAGAATACATAGAACATATAGATTGCAGAAAATGAAGAACGGAGAGTACAGAGAAGTTGATGAGAAGTGTATAATATATGAACCAGAAGAAGGTTATGATTTAAAACCAAAAAAAGATGAAAGTATCTAGGGATGAGATTGATGATGCATTATACGAAGCATTCGCAGAAAGGGAAACAGAAGAAACAATAGAAAATATAAAATATAATTATGACAGCAAAAGACATAGCAAAAGACAACCAATCGGAAAACGGGATAAACGAACATCCACAAGAGATGAAGATTATACCGAAAGCAGTATGTAATAACTTACCACCAATCACTGTATTAAAGATAGATAAGGAGAGTGGCGGAGTTAAGAAAATAGTTTACGGTAGAGATTATGATACAATATGCCAAGTTTGCAAGCGTTCGTTCAGAGACCATGAGACTATTAACTACAGAAAAGACTTTGGCAAAAAGGCTTAAGTAACTGGTAATAACGGTGAACCCGTATATAAGTATATGACAAGATGATTATAAAGTTAAAAGCAAACGACGAGTTAGGAATGTATCGTAATTACATACACTTCCTACACCCAATTTTAAAAGTAACACCTCAGGAGCAGGATGTACTGGCTAACTTAATGTTAAGGTACAACAAACTTAAGAAGGATGTTAAGAAAATTGAATACGTAAACAAATTACTTTTCTCAACAGATAATAGAAAAGCCATATCCGAATCTATGGATATGAGTGTTATTAGATATGATGGCATACTAAGTAAACTTAGGAGTATGGGGTTAGTTAAGGATAGAACCTTAGTTAGTAAGATAGTTCCCAACATTAAAAAAGGTTCAATAGAAGTATGCGTAAAGATAGATGAAGGATAAAGTATTTGAAGAAATGATTAAGGAAGTGGCAGAAGAACTAGAACTTCCTGAGAGAGAGGTTAAGCTTGTAATAGAATCAGCCTATAATTCATTAAGAGATGATATGGCAGGAGTAGACTTTAGACAAGTTAAGACACAAGATGATTATGACAAAGTACTAAAAAGAACTGGATTGAAGTATTTAGGTTCTTTTAAATTAAGGAAAAACAATTATATAACAAAAAAAATATTATGACAAAAGTAAAGAAAAGGATGAAGTATAGACCACTGTTCGATAATATGATATTGACGGCTAAACGAAAAGTGTTTACAGCAAGTGGTATATATATGGCAGAAGACATGCATGGAAAGGCAGCTTTAAACACTACGCAAGAAGTACTGCGCGTAGGAGAGAACGTACCTGAGTATCTAAAACCAGGTATGATGGTTGAATTAAATTTAGAAACATTTCCTAAACTTAGAAAACCAGCAAAACATGACGTAGGGCCAGACACTTACACCGTAATTCCACCCTTATATGAAACAGAGGATAAGACAGAATTTTTACTAGTTACCCCTAGAAATCTGTTGTATATTATAGAGAAATAATATGGAACTATTTAAGTATGATAACATGGAAGTCCGAGTAGACCCAAAGGCCTTGTATATAAAGGACTTTAAAAATATTTGGAAGAAGTATAGAAATAAGGAATTGGCATTAGCTGAGTTCGCTTATATATGGTTCGTCGGTTCATACACATCAGATTTCGCCAGCATATTAGACCCAGAGCTTAGACGTAAAGAAGTTATTGGAGAAGTCTACGGTGGCGATACAGGGAAATTAAAATTAGATGACAAGACAGAAATAGCGATAGAGAAGTTGGAGAAGCTGCAAGGCACTCCAGCTTTATCGTTTTTAAAGTCTTCGCTTGATGGATTACAAAAAATAGAAGTATTGATAAAGGATGCTGACCTGATAACTACCAAGGATGGTGAGGGGTTAGCCAATTTAATAAGTAAAGTTCCTTCCTTAATAGTATCATTAGAAGAATTAACAGAGCGTATCCACAAGGAAGCGGCTGAAGGTTCTAAGATAAAAGGGGGACGTAAAAAAGGGATATTCGAGGATGCTAGTAAATAGTAGAAATACAGACCCTGAGGATTATAAGGATAAACTAAAAAAGGAACCTTATAATGATATGATGGATGCTATAGGTAGTATTCCGTTAGTAGAGCATTTCATAAACCCTAAAAGAAAAAAAGCTAGGGAGTTACCCAGAGACGAGAAGGGTAGGATAATCCCAGAATTACCAAACATTCATATCCTAGAAGATATGGATTTTTTTCGTCAACGTGCTATCTTCCACGAAAAGAATGATAAATACACTAAACTATTTCCTAATTCAAATAAGAATTCTCAGTACTATAAGTTCTGGGAAGAGGAGCGTAGGCGCTGCATAGAGGGCTACATTAGAGAGTCTGACGGGGAATGGATTACAGGATACTATTATTACTATCTGAACTACTGTCCTATCATGAAGACTGTAGTAACAGGTAAGGACACTGGGGAGGCTGTACAGGCCGATAGGGTGCCAGGATTTCCAGATGTATGGGATGGTGACTATATGTACTTCCATTATATAGAAAGGGGTGCTAGTGTTGGTAAATATGGTTCAGTACTTAAAACTAGGGGTAGAGGTTTTAGTTATAAGGCTGGTGGTATGTTAGATAGAAATATGACATTCTTTCCTATGTCTGTATCGTATGCATTAGCGTCTGATACTGAGTACTTAGAGACTGATGGTGTATTGAATAAGGCGTGGGATTCGCTGGATTGGATTAATTCACAAACCGCATGGGTTAAGATTCTTGGTAAGGATACCATGATGCATAAGAAATTTAGTTACAAAGATTTAGATACTGGGGCAGAATTAGGATATAAATCTCAGATTATCGGAGTAACGTTAAAGAATAATCCAAACAAAGCTCGTGGTAAACGGGGTATGTTGATGCTTTGGGAAGAAGCAGGTTCGTTCCCTAACCTATTGAAGTCATGGAAGATTGCTCAGAAGTCATTGGAAGATGGTAATAGAGTGTTTGGATACATGTTGGCATTTGGTACAGGTGGAGATAATGAGTCCAACTTTATGTCGTTAGAGGAACTGTTCTATAAACCAGATGGTTACAGGATATTCTCTATGGTTAACATGTTTGATAAGAACGCTATGAATTCTCGGTGTGGATTTTTTGCACCTGACTATTTAAATAGAGCTGACTGTTACGATGATAATGGTAATTCGGATGTAGTTAAGGCAATTAGAGAAGTGGCAGAAAGGAGATTTGTTATTAAATATAATACGTCTGACCCTAACGCTGTTACCATTGCAAAGGCCGAGGAGCCTTGGACACCGCAGGAAGCAACAGCTAGAGTTACTCACAGTTTGTTCCCAATAGGAGAGCTTAAAGATACCCTTTCAGACATAAAACCAAACGAAGAAACCTTCCTATCAACTCATTATGTTGGTGAACTCGTATATATAGATGTAGAGAATGTTACTTGGCATCTGGACGATGGTCTTCATGCACTAAGGGATTATCCAATTAAGGATACTAATATACGAGGAGCATTAGAAATATTTGAATTACCAAAGAAGGGAGATGCAGATAGACCAGCTAGAGGTAGATACATTATAGGGGTTGACCCCGTAGACGCTGATACTGGAACATCTATGTTTAGCTTTTTTGTATTTGACCTATTTACTGATAATGTTGTTGCGGAATTCACAGGAAGAAGGCCTACAGCAAATCAGAATTTTGAGTTATTAATCAAGGCAGCTATATTCTATAACGCTAAGATTAATTATGAGAACAACCTCAAAGGCTTGTTTTCCTACTTTGACCACAAGAATCTATTATATCTATTAATGGATACACCTCAAATACTTAGAGACCAAGAACTCATAAAGCAAATAGGTTATGGTAATAAGGCAAAAGGAACACCAGCTAACAAGGGAGTTAACCTCTGGGCTAGAAAATTGTTCGCAGATTGGCTGCTAACACCTTATACGGTAAACGCAGAGACAGGTGAACAAAAATTAAATATAAAAAGATTAAGAAGTATTGGGCTATTGAAGGAAGCTTTATATTGGAATATAGATGGTAACTTTGACAGAATCTCAAGCATAGGTATGGTAATGATTGCTAGAGAGCAATTATATAAACAAACAACCGTGCAACGAGAGGGAGGCCCACAATACGATGTTGATGATTTTTTAGAAAGGAATTATTCTGGGCAATATGATAATATTATAAATTTCGATTAAATGAGTGAAGACAGAACGATGCCTCAACAGAGGTTAAGTAAAAAAAGAAAAGGAAAAGCTTGGCGAAAGCAAAATTTGGATGCGGTAGATTCAAATTGGGGAATGTACAATAACGGATTAGTTCGTAGTTATTACAGAAATAAGGTGATAAATCAGAACTTATACGAAGGGTCAGTATCTAAAAGAGATATGGCTGCGTACTTAAACCCTTATGGTATAGTTGGATTAGAGATAAATAAAGAGGTAGGTCATCACAATATTATAGTACCTAAGATTGATTTATTAGTCGGAGAAGAAATTAATAGAGATTTTGATTATACAGCTATAGTAACGAATCCATCAGCTTTAAGCGATAAGCAGAAAGCCAAAAGTAATTATGTTATTAACGAGGTAGTTAAGGTTATAATGAATAATAACATACCTGAGGACGAAGTAAAGCAAAGACTGGAGGAGATAAGTAAGTTTTCTAAATACTCATTTAAAGATATTAAAGAACTAACAGCCAACAGATTATTGAGGCATTATTCTTTAGAACAGGACTTTGAAAAGACATTCTCGAACGGATTTAAGGATGCTTTAATTATGGGTGAAGAGTTATACGAATGTTCTATTCTAGACGCAGAACCTTATTTAATGAAATTAAACCCACATAAAGTATTTACAATTAGAGACAATACATCCTCAAGAATAGAGGATTCTGATATTATAATCTTAGAAGATTATTGGAGTCCTGGAAAAATATTAGATGTTTATTATAAATCATTGAAACCTAAGGACATAGATAGGTTAGCTAATGCAAAAGATTGGGCTGGGGAAGACGGAAGATACGACCCAACCATATCAGCGTTACCTCCTGTTATGTTGCCAGGAAATAGTGTAGATAGCGACGTTACACATTTGGTTGATGATATATTACAATTTTCAGAAAATGAAGGTTATAATAATAATAGTGATAGGTATGTTGATGATTTAGGTAATATAAAAGTATTAAAGGTATTATGGAGGTCTCAGAAGTTAATTAAGAAAGTTAAGTACTATGACGAATTTGGAGATATCCAATATAAGATACGCAGTGAAGAATATGAAGTTAATGAATTCTTAGGCGAAGAAGCTGAGGTATTATGGGTTAATGAGTGGTGGGAAGGCACCAAGATAGGTGTTGACATTTATGTTGAAATGAAGCCTAGAGATGTTCAATATACACGAATGCATTCTCCCTCATTAGGCCATCCTGGGATTATAGGAGAAGTCTATAACACTAACCAAGGTAAGGTTGTATCCTTAGTAGAACGAATGAAGGGATATCAATATTTATATGATTCCATATGGGATAGGTTGATGAAAGCAATAGCTAAGAATTTAGGAAAAATGATGGAACTAGATATGGCTAAGATTCCTGGGAATTGGGATGTTGGTAAATGGCTATACTATGCAAATACAATGGGTATTGCGATGGTTGATTCATTTAAGGAAGGTAATAAAGGTGCATCAACAGGTGTATTGGCTGGTAATTATAACACTACTGGTAAGATATTAGATGCTGAAACGGGTTCATATATACAACAACACGTTCAGTTATTAGAGTTTATTAAGATGGAAATGTCTGAGTTGGCTGGTATAACTAAGCAGAGAGAAGGACAAATAAGCAATCGAGAGACTGTAGGTGGCGTTGAACGCTCAGTTATGCAGTCATCTCATATTACTGAATGGTGGTTCATGAAGCATGAGTCAGTTAAGAAGAGAGCAATAACTATATTTTTAGAGACTGCTAAACAAGCACTTAAAGGAACCAATAAGAAGATTCAGTATATATTAGATGATTTAAGTATGCAAATATTAGAAGTTGACGGTAACGAGTTTGCAGATGCAGATTATGGTATTGTAATTACTTCAGATAAATATACGAAACAGTTTAGGCAAAGTTTAGTTGAGAATGCGCAAGCAGCATTACAGAATCAATTAATAAAATATAGTGATTTATTTGCTATATATTCTAGTTCTTCATTTGTTGAAATGAGGAAAACAATTGAAGAGAGTGAGGCTAAAGCAGACGAACAACGACAAATAGAGAATGAACAAAATGCTCAAGCAGCGCAAGCAGCGCAACAACAAGCCCAAGCGTTATTAGAGTTCCAAGAGTTTGTTGAATCTACTAAACTACAAATAGAGCAAAACAGAGTATTGCTTGAAAAGTATAAAATAGATATTGAAAATGGGGTTAACGTTGATGAACTTACGTTAAAGTCCGCAGAAATAGAGAGTAATATTGAGAATCAAAATGAAGAACTCAAATTAAAAACAAAAGAGTTGTCAGAAGTAGTTAGACATAATAAAGAGTCTGAGAAGATAGATATGAAAAAGGCAGCTAGTACAAATATGACAAAGAATAAATAAAGATTATGGCAGAAAATAACGAACTAGACCTTTCAATGTTTGGTGAAGATAGTGATTTGTTTGCTGATGAAACCGTAGAAGGTGGGGAAGCAGCAGATGATGTAGATGAATTAGACGCAGAAGGGAATCCTATAGCTAACGCGCTAGGGACTACTAAAGACGACGACGATGACAATAAAGGTGAGGGAAAACCTCCAGAAATTGTAGACGAAAAAGACGACGAAGAGGGTGATAATGACACTAATAAAGTTAAACTCGTATATAATAATATAGCAAAGCTTCTTAAATCGGAAGGATTATTTGATGAGGAGATGGATTTAAAAGGAATTAAATCATCTGACGGACTCGTAGAAGCATTAAAATCAGAGCTTAAGAAGAATGAATATTCTGATTTATCCGAATTACAATCCGAATACCTTACAGCAATTAGAGATGGAGTTCCAGAAAAACTCTTTTTACAGCACAAGCAAGTAGAAACAAGTTATAATAATATAACTAAAGAAATGATTGCGGGTGATGAAACTCTTAGGAAAAATATTGTAATGGCAGACTTGACAGGAAAAGGTATGGCACCAGATAGGGCTGAGAAGTTTTATAAGACATTAGAAGAATCTGGAGAAGATATTAGTGAAGCTAGCGCATCACTAGACAATTTAAAGCTTGCTGAAAAGGGTAGATATGATATGACTGTTGCTGATAACAACAAGAGGATTAAGGCTGCTGAAGATAAAGAAAAAGATAAATCGAAACGACTAAAGAATAGCGTTTACGAAATAAAAGAAATTGTAAAGGACTTTAAGATTACAGAGAAACTTCGTGACAAGGTTTACGAAATAATGACAAAACCTGTAGCTTACAGCGAGGCTGGTCAGCCTATGAATAAAATGGTTAGTGACCGTGATAAAGACCCAGTTGGGTTTGATACACGACTAGCTTATGTATACACAATGACCAAAGGGTTTACAGATTTTGCTTCCTTTAAACGGAACGCATCGTCCAAAGCCGCTAGAGAATTAGAGAGGGTTGTATTGGAAGGGGCCAATATTTTAAATTTAGGAGGTTCTCCTAACATTAAAGATGATGACCAAGAAGACATTCCTCAAATAACAGAATTATCTAATGAATAAATTAAATTAAAAAACAAAAATTATGAGTGTTAAACAATCAAAATTTCAAGTAACAGGTGGAAAGCAGTGGGCAGGAATGACTACTAAATTTCACATACAGAAAGTTTTCGGTGCTCAACCTCAACTATTATCTAGTGTAGTACATCGTATGCTCTCGGCATCTGGTGTTAAGAATCTAGATACTACATTATCTAACTTACCTACCAAGTTTGTTGATAGTGATGATGACTTCACTTGGAAGTTGGTTGGAGCCTCAGAACGAAACATTGCCCTAGTGGAAGCACGGGAAAATGGTTCTGTAGTAACCTCAGGTAACGCTGGTGTATCAGGAGGAGAATTCGAGCTAGTATTTAACGAGCTGCATTTTTCTGACGTTAACGTTATTGTAGGTGAAAAAAATGAATTGTATCAATTCCGTATTATGGATGACCCAGAACAGGAAGGTACAAATTATATATATAGAGTGACCCTTATGGGTGCCTCTGAGAGTGGTGTACCTGCCGCAGAAGTAGCTGCTGGTAAACGATTCTCGAAAGACTTCTCTCCAGTTGAGGACACATTGTCTATCAAAGGGGGCGATATCACTTTCTCTACTCCAATTGAAATGAGAAACGAACTTACAACTATTAGAATGGAGCATAAAGTTCCTGGTAATCTTTTAGGATACAGAGTTGGTACTCAAGTAGTTGGGCTAGACCCGAGTGGGAATAAAAAAGAATTAAACGTATGGATGCAACATGTTGAATGGAAGTTCGATATTGATTTCTCTAGGGAAAAAGCCCGCGTACTTATGTTTGCTAGAAGTAACAGGGATGCTAACGGACAATACAATGACTTTGGGAAATCAGGTCACGTTGTTCGACAAGGGTCTGGTATTCGCGAGCAAATGGAGGTTTCTAATACAACCATTTATAATGAATTTTCAATTACGCTTTTAGAGTCTATCTTATATGATATTTCTGAAGCTAAGTTGGATATGAATGACCGTACGTTCTTAGTACGTACAGGTGAACGGGGAATCATCCAAGCGCATAAAGCTATTATGGCTGAAGCTAGTGGATGGCAATCATTAACAGATTCTAATCCAGAAACTTATCAACGAACTAGTTCTATATTTCATAGCAATTCGTTTAAGGCTGGATTCCAATTTACTGAATGGTTAGCTCCTAATGGTATACACGTAATCTTTGAATTAGATTCAATGTATGACGATAAAGTACGAAATAAAATTGAGCATCCTCAAGGTGGGGTAGCTGAATCTTATCGTTACGATATCCTTTATGTTGGTAATTCAGATGAACCTAACATCCAAAAAGTGATGATTAAGGGTGACGCAGATTTACATGGATACGCATCTGGTTTCAGAAACCCATTTACTGGTGGAATTAACAACATGAACATGAGCACTATGGAAGATAGTGCAACCTACACTCGCTATACGCAGTTAGGAGCAGTTGTTTTTGACCCAAGTAAAACAGTTAGTTTGATACCTAGCTTATTAGTATAATATTATAAGGGGGTAATAGACTGCCCCCTTTTATTAAATTTTAAATTATGACAAAAGTAAAAGAAGCCCCAGCGAAGGTGGCTGGATTTAAATTACCTGAAGAAAAGATACTAGTTCGGTATGTAAAGAAACAAACAGGTTTTATAGTTAACCCCAAGCATGTAGCTTATGGTGGTAAATTAGAGGGAGCTTTTGATATGTTACCTGCTAAAATGGATAGCTCTGGTAAATATAAAGAAGTTTTAACAAGAGACGAGCAAGAAGGACTAGAAGAAATATTAGTTGTAAAACCAGGATATCTTTCTACACATAAACCAGAAGACAATTTTTGGGATAGTGTTAAGATTAAAGTGGGAAAAGAGGGAATAGTGTTAGATTTATCTAAACCTTTTGAATATATTAATTATAAAGTATTATTAACTTACGATGACCTTATCTCTCCGTCTATATTGGAGACTAAACTTAAACGTAGTTATAAATACGAAATAGTTAGAACTAAAGATAGCGACACGAAAGATAAAATTGGTGTTAATTATAATCGTTCAGCTTACAAACTTTTTGATAAGATTGAAGATAGTAATGAGCAGATGGCTGGTGTTATACGAGTGTTAACTGGTAAATCAGTAGCTGCATCAGACAATGACTGGTTGATTAAAGAAATCGGCAAGTTAATAGAAAAAGACGCTAAACGTTTTGTTAACGTGCTTACAGACCCTGATTATGAGATACAATTGTTTATCAAAAAAGGGATTAGTAAAAAAGAAATTAAGCTTACCAGAGGTAAGTATACAACTAAGGATGGCGTTGCATTATGCGAAGAGGGAGAAGTCCCAACTTTAATTAATACAATAAATTTCTTAAGGAATGATAAGAACCAAGAGATTAAACTAGCTATTGAAGCTGGTTATTAAAACATAAAAAATAGTGACTACACTAGAAATGTCAAGAGAGTTTGACCTGAAATACGATAATGTTTCAAGTAAATCTGCGCCAGCATTGGATGACTACGAGAAGTCAGTCTTCTTAACGAACGGCATGTATAAACTATTGGACATATCAAAATCTAACTTAGTAAAGGAAGGTATGACTGTTCCAAGTGAAATTACAAAAAAACTAAAGAAATCTTATGAAACTACTTCCCAAGTTGGGGAATCAGCGACAAGAAAGAAAATAGTAAGTAATGCAGTATTTTACACAAGAGCCTCTGATATCTATCATATAGAATTAGAGCAAGCCAAATTAAACTCAGATGACCCTTATTTAAATGGCTGGGTAGCTAAAGTAATTCCCGTACCTTACGACAGAGTTCTAAGAGTATTGAAGAATCCATTCTTAGGCCCAGAAAGAGATAGAATATTAAGGATAGACAGTGGGTTGGAAGGTAGTTCGGATATTATACAACTTATACCGCCGAAGAATGCTACTATAAATACGTATAGTCTTCAATATATTAAAAAACCATATCCGATTATATTAAGCGATTTATCGTTATATTTTCCTGGAGATAATTATTCAATATATGGAAAGACATTACCTTATAGTGACGAAGAAGCAACTGACGTTTCAGAAATAGTCCATAGGCAGATAGTGGATGCCGCCGTTGATTTGGCAATCCTGCATTACAGGGAAAATTCACTATCAAATAATTTACAAATAAAATAATAAAAACATAAAAAATGATTTACGGAGATAAACAATTTAGAAAGGTACTCACTCAAACTGCAGCTAATGCTACTGCACGAGCATCTGCTGATTTATTGGCTGATGGAGAAGTACAAGCGTTTAACGTATCAGGTTTAGGTGCTGCTGGAGCAGGTGAAAACTTTAAAATTTTCACAAATGTTGCTGGAGTAATTGAAAGTTCTGATTTGATTGAACCTGCTAAAGTATTAAAGTCTAGCACTAGCGAATATTCTGCTAAAGTTAATCAAGTATCAACAGTAACTATTGCTGGTACTGTAACTGAAGGAGATAGCTGGGAAGCTACTATTCGAGTTCGAGACTATGGTATGACTAGCGCATGTGATTATAATAACATTTATGCACAGTATGTTGCCGTTAGTGGTGATGCTGTTGCTGATGTAGCTGCTGGTTTAGCTGCTAGTTTCAATCAAAATATTGCCACACACGCTGGTGAAATTAAGATTGTAGCTACTAGTTCTACTGCTGATTTAATTCTTACAGGAACTGCAACAGAATACAAGGTATTCCAATTTGATGGACGACCTATGATTTTTGTAGCATCTGTTACACAACCTGTCGTTATTGCAGAAGTATTAACTACTGCTTCAAGCGTAGGTGTAGGAGAAGGAACTGAAATGCATAGCTTAGAATTTTTCAGTAAGATGGTTACTGGAGACCCTTATGTACAATCAGAGATTAGTTATAATGTGCCAATCTTAGCAGATTCAACGTTAACGTATGATGTAATAGAGATTTCTTATTACTCAGAACGACTATCAGCTCCTGGCGATAAGCAACGAAAGGTACTTACCATTCCCGCTTTAGCTAGTTTGACTGCTGCTGATGTTAACGCACAATTAATTAACCCATTACAAGCAATTGGTCTGGGATTAATTGATTTAACATAATAATAAATAATTTTAGACGAAGCTTATCTTTAGGCAACTTGTCATAATTATAAGGGTGGGCGAGTCGAAATACTCGCCTATCTTTTTTAAAATATAAAAAATGATTATAATTAATGAATTTAAATTAAGTGATGACTTAGCTAGTATAACGCTAAGTATTGCTTCAGATTTTGATTATGACTATGTTCGGATATATGTTGGTAATAATTATTTAACTAACCAATACTATGACGTGCCCATACCAAAACCTAATGTTATAGACTCTAATGGTAGGATTGCCATAGATACTGTAATATACGCATCACAACTAAGTGAATCCGCCCCTCTAACAGATATTTATATATTATCTATAAAGGATGAAAAGAATAACAAATCAGAGGCTGGTATATGGAGTTTAGAAGCCCCTAGTCAATGTTTATCTAACATGGTTTTAAATTATCCAAATGATTGTGGTGACTGTAAGGGTATTACAGCAATAAACATAATGTATATGAATATGGAAGCCACTATAATGTTTTTAGCATCTTATGACTTTGTTAAAGCATTAGAGACATTAGACACAGTTAAATTAATGTGCCCTAGTTATGGAGACTTTAGTATTGCCCCAGAAGGCGCGTGCCCTGGTGGAATTGGATGTTGGATTATTGAGGATGACTTTATTGTACAATAATGAGTTTATTAGAATCTAAAATATCAAGTGAGCTTTTGAATTCAGAAAGTATACTGTTACCAATAAGGACTGCTACAAATAAAAGTATGTATATTTATGGGGACACAAACTTTATACCATACATATTAACTAAGGCTACATATTTTGCATTAGACCACGCAGTACATCTAGACGAAGACGACAGATTAGCTTTATATAAATTATTAAAATTAAATACATAACAAAATGGCAGTATTAACACAAGAAGAAGTTAAGGCATTATTTGAATCTGGAGATTTACCCACACAGTCAGATTTTATAGACTTAATAGACACATCACGAAGTAATTCGGCAATAAAAACAACTACTGTAACTCCCTTGGCATCACCCCAAAGTGTATGGCAAGATTTTAATGAAACAGTAACTTTAGTACAAACAACTCAGCAAATAAACATTATCTTATATGAAGATACGTATTATTTGTTTAATGGTAATATAGATAGTTATGGGTTAGGGAAAATACAAACCGATGCTTTGAATTTTATTCAAATATCACATACAGCAAGTGATAGTAAAATAAGTGCTCAAACATTAAAGGTAAATGACACAATAGGTATATTAGATGGTACACCAACCACAGTTACTACATTAGTAGATAAAATAAATACAGATGGTGTAGATGGGTCTGATACTTTTACACATACAGCAAATCAAGTTACTATTATAGAACAACGAGCAAACTTTCCATATAAGGTAGTTTACTCTTACATGTTTGATGCAGAGCCAGGAGTTTATGGTAAAAACGCTTTACCTATAAATTCTACTATGTTGAGCGATGTAGCTGAAAAACCTGTATTTAGACCTAACATTGTAAGGTTCAAGGACGTACCAGGTTCAGGAACTGTTTGGGGAGATTTTAATAACACTACGAATATAGCAACTCAATCAGACCCCCCAGAAATATGGATAGTTAATCATAACAATAGCACTTATTTATTTAACCCAGATTATCTTACTGATGGAGGAATTAAATGGTATGGTTTTGGTGGACAATTTGCTTCTGAGGAATCTAATTTTGTATTATTAACGGAACAACACCAAAAAAACTTAACAGAAGATAGGGATATTACTGCTGAGTATTTAGGCGATACGCAGACAATAGATTTGGATTTTGAGTATTATGAGAACTTTAACCTTCTTGTAGATAATGTAGGTGGTCAACCAGGTCAAGGGTTACAATTTACTGCGTCAAATGTGCAAAGCGGAAAGTCTGGATATATAAAAGTATATAGAGTGGAATCTACTACAATAGGTTTAGAGCCTAATAGCTTTCAAGAACCTTATCTTTTTGTAGATAGTACTCCATTAGATACTAGTTCAGAGTCAGAAATATATATGTTATATGAAACGGTTGGCGACAGAGTTATTATATATTCAATAGTTAATTGGGATAGACCTTTTCCATGATAACTAATTTAAAGCGATTTAACGCACGATAATAATGAAAACATAACTACATACACAAATGAATAGAAATGCTCTTAGAAACGCTTAGAACGGCATTTAAGGGCATTTTTAGTTTAAACTAAAAGAATGGCAGTATTAAATCTTGATTATTTAAAAACTTTATTTGAAACGTATGATAAACCAACGGAACAAGATTTCGCTGATTTAATTGATACGTTATCAACAACCATAGCTATTATTCCTAATACAATATTAGGGACTGGTAATGTGTGGACAGATTTAAATAATTCATATACATTAAAGCATGACCAAAAGCAGTTAGATATAATATATCACAATGGTGTAACATATCTATTTGATGCGCCATTAGGTACATATGGTGCTAGTGGTATAGCTACTTCGCAATCTAATTATATAAATATTGCCGAATCTCAGTTCACAGAAGAGCAAGTAGAGGCTATACTTGACTTGTTATATGGAACAGTAACGATAAGTTCAACTCTGGATGTATCAGAGTTTGAAAAGGGTGTAGCTACCAGTATTTTATATAATAGTTTAATAGAGCATAAAGGTATAACGGTATTGAGTATAACTTTAAATAATGTTAATCAACAAATTGGTGCTAACGAAACTACAGTGAATTCTACAGATTCTATAACAGTTACTAAAGATTATATATTAAAAGTAACATATTTAAAATCTGGAAATACCACAATACAAACAGACACAATAACTAGCAATGGTTATGTTCCTAAACTTTATGGGCTTTCATTAGGGTTAGATTATGATGGTAATCCTGTTTCTGCTATACCATTATCTAAGTATATAGGGGCCTCAAACACTATAGAATACAGTGGGGTATTAAACTCTATGAATATGTGGTTTATAGTACCAAACGCAAGCAATGAGATATTTGACCAGAATGGATTATTCTTTAAAATTGGAGATTGGACTAGTGATGATTTTTTTATACATAAAAGTGGATTCATAGTATTAAATGATGGAACAAACGAACCTGTTCAGTTTTATAGGAGTTTAACTACACTAGAAAGTAAGGGGCAAAATTATAAATTTAAGATAGATGACGTATAATAACCCAGTTGATTTAATAGGTGGATTTAAGAGATTATATAATGCTCCTTTAGATGATGCGAGTGTAGTAGATATACAAGCAGATTTAAGCACTATAAATAATGAGTATGCGGGATTACTAACATATATTGTTTCCGCAGAAACTTATTTTTACTATAACGGAACCATATGGAAAGAGTTAGGTGGTTCTGGTGGTGGCGGTGGTTCACCTGTAGGTATAACTGGTAGTATTCAATTAAAGAGTGCAGATGGTAATTTTGATGGATATAGTGATTTCTTATGGACTAACGGAACTAAGGTGCTTCAGTTATCTAAAAGTGGATTAAAGTCTGTAGATGAAAAGATTGAATTATATGATGACGATGATAATCATTATATGGACTTGGTTGGTGATTGGAAGAAGGGCATTGACCCAATTAACCCAGAGAGATTTGATATATTAGTTAAAGATACCGTACCAAGTGGTAAGGCTACAATTACATTA